GTGAATGTCTACACCAAGTTTGTTTTTTGCGTCGTTGGCAAATTCCTGTAACGCCAAGCGGACAAACAATAATAGCCTTTCCGCCTAAGTGATTGATAATTGTTTGACAAATTATCAGCTGTTGAATGGTTTTACCTAATCCAAAACTCTCAAACAACGCTCTGCGACCGCCTTTTATAGCCCAATTAATAGCATCGCGCTGATGTGGTTTCAATTGTGTGCCGTCGTTGAATTGCAATAACGAAACCTCTATGTTAAGCCCTGTTTGTGGAGCGATTTGAATTTTTGATTTTAGAAAATCAATGTATTTTTCTTTCATGGCTTCAATTGTTTTAATTTTCCTCTATATTCGTCCGCAAGGACATTAATTTCAAATTGTCCAAGCCGGCAGATATTACGCTTCTTAATCTCTAATAATTCGGTTGCTTTTTCCCCATATTTGGCGATTAGTCCTTTCCGATAGCCTTGTATATTTCCCTCGTCAAAACGATTGCATGAACGGCATTGAGCGTTACAGTTTTTTTCGTCATATCGGGTAGAGTTGTGTTTTCTGTTAATGTAATGACCGCAATCGCTTTCTTTCCATGGTACTATCTTTCCGCAGGAAATACATCTGATTAATCCGTTTTCATCTGCATCTCTCCTGCGGATATATTCGGAAAATACTCTGTCTAATGTGTTTTTTGAGGTGTGTTTCATCTCAATACCCTGTGTTTGTTAATCGTAACTGCTCTTTTTCATAACTTAACAGCGACCTCAACGAATCAAGCTGATGCGTGCAAGCTGCGTTCATTCGGTCTAATCTGTCAACCAAATAAGCCTCATCTTCGGCGATACTTTCAAGAAGTGTGTTTTGTACTTTGGCTGACAAGCATGATTCTTTCGCTATTTTGATGATAGCTTCGCTTATTTCGCTTGATTTCTTTCTTCGCAAGGATCGTTTGGCATCAGCCAACATTTCGCCTGTTCGAGCAAGGTAAACGCTGATGATAGATATTCGCTCTTGAATTTCTTCTCCTGTGCACGAGCAAGTTATTTCTAAGTAGCGTTGCATTTTGTCGATTTCTTCGAGTGTTGTCATTCTTCGATTTCTTTGAATTCTCCATCAACAAGGATGTAGAATGTGTTTGCTTTAATAATTTCTCCGTCCACTTTCACAGATTTGACTTCTGACAAATACCAATTATCCTCCTCGTCTTGTTTCCAATCGGAAAGGACAATCCAAGAGCCGATTTCTGCTTTTGCTTTGTTTTTAAATCCAAGACCAGCGGAAATGCAATTTTTTCCCGTTGTAGCGGAGTGTGCCTTATATCCCGTTGTAGCGGAGTGTGCCTCATTTCCCGTTGTAGCGGAGTGTGCCTCATTTCCCGTTGTAGCGGAGTGTGCCTCATTTCCCGTTGTAGCGGAGTGTGCCTTATATCCCGTTGTAGCGGAGTGTGCCTCATTTCCCGTTGTAGAAACCATATCTTTAACAGATTTTCCCCACCACATACGCTTAAATGCGAAATCAACAGTTGCTTTTATAAATCCTGCCAACTCTATTTTCGCTCCTATTTTAATATGATTTGTGGCGATTTTATCACTTTCAATATCAATATCTCCAAGCGCCTCGACTTCGGCATACTCGTTTTCAGAGATATTTGGGTAATATCCAAGAATATCTCGCGGATTTTCGCAAAAATGGAAACCACGATTACAGGTAGATGGTATTATTTCTTCTTTGAATTCCTTGTTTTCTTCGTATTGGAAATTACGGCATTTTAAACCTTTATTAAATGCTTTAACTCCTTTTATCGGGCGTTTGAATTCAATCGGAAGAATAATATTATCAGGAAAATAAATATCGTCAAAAATTGGTTTTAATTCTTCAACAGTAAATCCAGCTATTCCTAAGCCAATTTTAGTTATATAGAAAGTTTTATCTGCATTCCACATTGAGAAGTCGGCAAGATATTCAAGACTTTCTTTTATCTTCTCTAATGATACTTTTTGCATCTTCTTGTCAAGGGTTGGAATTGCATAGGATTGACCCTGCAACCCTTCTGCTTGACCTTCGATTGCGCCGAATTTTTCTACTGCCATTCTTGCTGCGCCGCCGGCATGATTTCCGTTTAAGTTTGAACCGAAAACAAAGATTTCATTGGTTTGTAATTCGGTAATGTTTTCAGGTGTGAATTTGTTATTCATGATTAAATATTTTTTTATCAGTAATTAAGTTTTTGTGAAATTCAATGAAGTCAATAAGCCCTTCAACGTGTTTGGTTAGAATAGGAATGTCTCTTTCGGGGATATAAGCATAGTGTTCAGAGAATGTTTCGTGATTGATTCCAAATTTTGTTCGATTAATCACAGCCACATTATATTCAAAATCACTCACATTGTTTCCGTTTTGATTGAGACAGTAAGGATATACAATATGTTGCCAATGTTTTTTGAATTTACTGGTAGTGTATTTCCCTGTTGTTTTAATATCATGGACAGAAGTCGGCATAAGTTCGTCAATGTAACCATACAAAAAAACATTGCCGTATTTTGTTGGTAGAATAGCCTCTGTTCGCACTTGCGGAATTGCTCCTTTGTAATAATTGGAAAATTCAAGGCAAAGCGAAAGAGGAAATGTAAATGTTCGTTCGTTGAAAATAGCTGTAATAATACCTGCATCTTTGTCGCTCGAAATATCCATCTTTTCGGACTTTCTATTCAGAATAAGACAATCTACTATTTCATTAAAAGCGGTACCTTGGTCTGCTTTTTCGTTGTCGAATGGAACCCTGTTAATTCTGTCGATAAGACTTTGAAATTGCTCCTGTTCAAATTCTTCTTCCGACTTTTCGGGGTTCTCGCTAAATCCCCAATACTCTTGGTAGATTTCATTGCTTGACAGCCAATTTTGATAGCTGTCAAGCAATGTTGCATAAAAGAGGTATTTAGGCGCGTTCATACTTTTTTTCTGCATTGAGTTTCAAACCAAGTTCAGCAGCTTTATTAGATAAAAGCTGACCTGCAAATGCTTTTGAATTTCCAACATGCTCAAAAGCATCAATTCTTCCGACAAAGTCATTTGCCGATACTTCATCAGTAATCAATCCAATGGCATCTTTCAATTCGGAAATAATCTTCTCATAAGCCTTTGTTGTTTCGCTTCGTGTTTTCAGATTTGCTACATAAGGAGCAATGATTTGTGTTTGGAAGAAACTGTTTGCAAGTGCTTTTCCCTGCGCATCTACAATGGTGGGAATGTTCATCAGTCCGGGAAGATTACATGTGTTCTTTCCGTCGTTTCGACTTGTAGGATTGAAAGTAATTGTCCGTTGGTTTCCTTTGGCTTCAACATAGCCCAAAAGGTCAAGTTCGGTAACAATGGCTGTGTAAGATTTCTCACGAAGCGCCGGAACGAAAACATTATCATCTCCCTCTTTACGAACATCTCGATGAGCTACAAAAATGATATTTTTGTCCATCATTGAAATATCACGAACGAATGAAGAAAACTCCATGTTTATTTTATTCCAATCTCTTATTTGAGGAATACCGCCATTACATACATTACTAATGATGTAGTCCATCATTTTACCGATTGTGTCAACAACAATAGTTTCGTATGCTGACAAATCCTCTTGAATTACCTGTTTGGCTTCCTGCCAATTATTTATCTGTACAGTATCACATTGATGTCCGTAGTTGACGCGGTGAATACCGTTATCAAAGTCGAGAAGTAGCGGTTTCGGTGCAGACAACGCTAACGTTGTTTTTCCCATACCTGCTTGACCGTAAATCAATGCTTTAATCTTTGTTGGAATGTTTAAATCCTGTGGTTTTCTAATTAATGTCATAATTCTTTGTTTTTAAAGTGTTTGTAAATTTTTATTGAATAATCTTTTTAATTTATTTCTCGTTTTAATATTTTTATCCTTTTTCTAATCAACCAACCTAAATAAGACCTGTTGTAGGTTAGCGCCATTCTTTGTTTCCTCAACCATTCTTCTTTTTCTTCGGTAGAATAAAAGAGGAAATTCTTCTCTTCTTTTACTTTCTTCAGTTGAAGAATGCGATGTTTTACTGCTATGATTAAATTGTCTATTTTCATACTTCTATTTTCCCCTCTCCATTACAGTTATCACATCTTTCAGAATACCGTTCCGACGGTTGAAGTCCGTTGAATTGCCCTTTTGAAATCATTAAATCAAATTCGTTGTAATAAAGCAATCCTTCTCCGTCGCAATAATGGCAATCTTCATATTCAGGTTCTTTGCCGCAACATGGGCAAAAAGGTGCACCATTACATACTTCGCACATGACATTAAGGTTTTTGAGTTGCTTTCTAGAAATTGATTAACAGTTGGTCTAATGTTTCCCAAGAAATGTCTTCTATTGAAAATTTTTCAATCGTTTCGCCATCTTTCGTTTTATACGCCGTATCGGTGTTCATATCCATTACTATCTGATAGCCGTTTCCGAAAGAGAAAACTCGTTTATTGTCGTTGGTGGTTGAGTAGAACCATTGCCGCTCTACTTCGCCTAAGATTAATTTGTTCATATATTTTGTTTTTAATTGGTTTCAAATTAAGCCCCCTCGCTCGGGGGCTATCGCTTACATCTATTGAATGGCAATTACACCATTTTAGAATTCAAATAATCTTGTAAATGCTTTTCGGAAAATATCTTTCTTCCACATCTGCCTTTACGCTTCACACATTCCAAGTCTCCTTTTGTGATTAGCTTGTTTAATGACCGATAATGCTTAAATCCAAGTATCGTCGCAGCTTCTGGCTGTGTGTACCATTTTTCCATCAGACATCCTCTTTTCTCGTTACAGTTAATTTACTTCCATCTAAGTTGGTAGATAAAACAATACCTTCATTTCGTTTTAACCGATTAAATCGAGTTCTAATTCGTTGATAGGTCTGAATATCAAGAATGTCGTCAAACTCCTCAGACTGCCCAACTTCAAGCAATATGCTTTTAGATTCTATTGCCGTAACTTTAGAATCTCGCATTAAATCCAATGCTCTTTTTGTTAATAACCTTGTTCCCATTGTTGTAAATATTTGGTGTTTTAAATTATTTTTTGTTGCTTTGTTGTTAGAAGTGTAACACGATGCAAATATACTACACATTTGCAGTATATAAAAATAAATACACCACATTTGCAGTATATTTAACGTAATTTAATAATTATGGATACGGATGATATTATACAAAAAGCTGTAGAGCTAATAAAAAATAGCACAATTTCAAATTATGAGATTTGGAAAACAACAGGCATATCTCAGTCGGCATTAGGAAATTATAAAAACGGAATAAGAAACCCTACGACCGCCAATGCTAAAATTCTAATTCAATATTTCGAGGGTTCTCTACCTAATTTTAATGAAGCAAAACCAGTCTCAGATATTGATTTTGTAAACATTCCATTTGTTCCTATACACGCTCAGGCGGGATATGGTCGAGGGTATGGCGATCAGGAATATATAGATAGCCTGCCGACTATTCCTGTTATCGTTGACAAAAAGTATAAAGGAAAATATCGGGTGTTTGAAATTGAAGGTGACAGCATGGATAACAACACGAGAGATTGTCTATGTAATGGGGATAAGGTGCTTGGAAGAGAAGTAAAATTTGACCTTTGGAAAAGCAAACTACATTATAATGACTGGTATTTTGTTATTGTAACAAAAAAAGACGGAATATTAACCAAGCAGATAACAAGCCATAGTGTAGAAAATGGAATTATAACTTGCCATTCACTTAATCAGATGTTTGAAGATTTTGAAATAAATCTAAATGATGTGTCAGAACTTTACAATGTAATCAAAATAGTTGACAGAAACACAAGAATTTAAAAATTAATACCATGGACCTAAAAGACCAATTAAAACAACTTGCGGATAGAATTGAAAAATTGAGAAATAATATCCAAACAGAAGAAGCAACAAAAAACGCTTTTATAATGCCCTTCATTCAATCGCTTGGATACGATGTGTTTAATCCGCTCGAAATTATGCCTGAATACACTTGTGATATTGGCACAAAAAAAGGAGAAAAGATAGATTACGCTGTAATAAAAGATGGTGAGCCTATTATATTGATTGAATGTAAACACTGGAAAGAAAATTTAATCCTACATGATAATCAACTGCTGCGTTATTTTCATGTATCAAAAGCTAAATTTGGTATTCTGACAAATGGAGTAGTTTATAAATTCTATACGGACCTTGAAACTCCAAATAAAATGGATGAAAAACCATTTTTGGAAATCAACATGCTTGATTTGAAGTCAAGCCAAATAGAAGAATTAAAGAAATTTCATAAGGCTTATTTTGATATAGAAAATATTCTTAGTTCGGCAAGCGAATTGAAATATACAAACGAATTGAAATCGGTAATGAGTGCAGAGTTTCAAAACCCGAGCCCAGAGTTTGTAAAGTTATTTGCAAAAAAAGTGTATGATAGTATTATAACGCCGAAGTTGCTCGACCAATTTACATCTTTAGTGAAGCGTTCAATACAAAGCACAATCAACGAAGCGATATCCGAAAGATTACAAACAGCCCTTAAAGCAGAAAATGAAATAAAAGAAACAGCTGAACAGGAGTTAGTAACCGAAGTTGTTGTTGATAATAAAACAGCAACAACAGATGAAGAGATAGAAGGTTTTTTTATTGTAAAATCAATTCTGCGCTCGAAAGTTTCATCTGAAAAAATCACACATAGAGATGCTCAGTCATATTTTGCCATTCTGTTTGATGACAATAATAGGAAGCCACTTTGTAGACTTTATTTAAATAGCGAAACAAGTAAGCATTTGGCAATTATTGACGAGGATAAAAAAGAAGTAAAATACAAAATTGAAACATTGGATGATATCTATAAATACTCAGATAAATTAATAAAAGTAGCAGAAAGATATTTATAAAAACAAACTATTTCATACCATTTTTATACTGAGTGTTGTAATTTATTGAGTGTGAGCAGTTATATAATCCCCCCGCTTCCGCTCAAAAGCCCTCAAATAGAGGGTTTTTGTTGTTTTAGGCAGTTTGTGTAGATATTTTATTTATCGAATTAACATCAATAATTCGTACTTTTGTAAATCAAGAACGGCTGTAAAATCTTCTTTGGTATATGAATTCGGAACAGATTCAAATTATTCGCAACGATTTTCCTATTTTATCGGAACAGGTTTATAATAAAAACCTTATTTATTTCGATAATGCTGCTACTACGCAAAAACCGCGTTGCGTTGTCGAAAAAATCAATCACAGCTACTATCATATCAATGCTAATATTCATCGCGGCGTTCATTATTTAAGCCAAAAAGCAACAGAAATGCACGAAAACGCCCGAACAGCTGTAGCTGAGTTTTTACATGCAGATAAACGCGAAGAAATTATTTTTACACGTGGCACAACAGAGGCGATTAATTTAGTCGCTTTTTCGTTTGGCGAAACCTTTTGCAAAGAAAATGATGAAATAATCATTTCTGCTATGGAACATCATTCCAATATTGTTCCATGGCAAATGTTATGCGAACGGAAACGGCTTAAATTGCGAGTTATTCCTATCAACGAGCGAGGCGAATTAAATCTTTCCGTATTTGAAAAATTACTCAACGAACACACACGTTTGGTTGCTGTTACTCATATTTCCAATGTGTTGGGAACGATTAATCCCGTGGAAAAAATAATACAAACAGCGCATAAACATAATGTTCCCGTTTTGATTGACGGCGCGCAAGCTGTGGCTCATACTTCGGTAAATGTGGTTTCGCTTGATGCGGATTTTTATGTTTTTTCCGGACATAAAGTATATGCTCCGACAGGGATTGGAGTACTTTATGGTAAAGAAAAATGGTTGAATGCGATGCAGCCTTATCAAGGTGGTGGCGAAATGATATCGACAGTGAGTTTTGAAAAAACAACATATAACGAGTTGCCATTTAAGTTTGAAGCCGGCACACCCGATTATGTTGGCTCAACGGCGTTGGTGGAAGCGTTACGGTATATTCAAACTATCGGTTTGACAAACATTGCAGATTACGAACAGGAGTTGATGACATACGCGAGTCGGCGCTTGACGGAAGAAATAAAAGGCGCACGTATTATTGGAACAGCCAACGAAAAAAGCGCTGTACTCTCGTTTTTGATTGGCGAGATTCATCCATACGATATTGGTATGTTGCTCGACAAAATGGGAATTGCTGTTCGTACAGGACATCACTGCGCGCAACCATTGATAGATATGCTTGGTATTCCCGGAACTGTGCGTGCTTCTTTTGCGTTTTATAATACGAAAGAGGAAATAGATAGTTTTATCGAAGC